TTACAGGAACTATCAGAAAGTGCTACCACTGTGGAGAAATGGATTGTCCATTCGATGCAACTTCAAATTATGATACTAGTGGAATGATGTGTGATCATTGTGCTGGTACTGAATCTGTGAGAAATTACACTTGGGGAGATTGGATCAAAGGATGTCTCAATGAACAAACAGCTTGAATTTTCCTGTGTCGAATGCAAAAAGCATTTTTACGCTATGGAACACGGATTTTGTGTTTCAATTTGCAAAGACAAACAATCTGAAGTTTCAAGAGATTTCGCAATGAAAAATCATTTCTGTTGCGAAAAAGACCATGATGGATATTATCATCCTGGACACGCTTAAAAAAAGGGGGAAAGGCAACGCCAATCCCCCATAACAATTATGAAAAAACTATTTATATACATATTTTCACCAATCTGGATACCATTACTTATAATGGTTTGGTTTGTTCTTTTACTAGAAGAGAACAAATCAAGAAAATTCTAATTCTTAATTTAAAAGTATTTATAAAATCTTATTGCATTGCTTAATTGTAGTCGTAATTATTTTATTCACTGTATTTTTAATCACGAGAACTGTTCACGCACTTTCTAATATTGAAGTCAGGAAGTATGATGCACAAGCTCGTCAACGCTTATGAAAATTATTGATATTTCACATTATAATATAGTTAATGATTGGAGCAAACTTAAAGATGATTTTGTTATACATAAATGTACGGAAGCAACAACATTTATTGACTTTATGTACAAAGAACGAAAAGACAAGATAAAAGCTTCGTATCATTTTGCAAGAGGGGGAGATGCTGTGAAAGAAGCTCAATGGTTTTTGAAAAATTCTAATGAGAATATTTTAATTTTAGATTGGGAAATAGAGCATGCAGATCCCGTTGGTTGGTGTAAAAAATTTAAAGCTGAAATAGACAAAGCAGGAAAGACATTTTGGTTTTATACTAACGATGCAAGAGCAATAAGGTTTTCATGGCCAGAAGATTGGTTTATGTGGATAGCGAGATACGGCGACTACACGGGAGAGTATTATCCTGACTTTTTTCCCAAGTGCAAAAACTGGAAACTTCACCAATATACGAGTAGAGGCAAGGTTGACGGAATAGATGGAAATGTGGATTTAAATATAGCTAAAAATTTAGAAGAATTTAATCAATTAATTAATAATGAAGTTATGGATAAAAATTATAAAAAGTTATTTGAAGAGGTGGCTGATTTTCTTAATAAAGATTACGGTGATAATTTAGACGATAAGGACATAGAAGACATTAAACTAAGGTTTAAAGGTATAGATGAAGAACATGCTGTTCTGGCAAATAATGTTGACATCCAATCTGAAAAGATTAAGAATCAAAGTGAACAGATAAACGCATTGAGTGATAAATTAAAAGAAAAAGACTTATTATTGCAAGACTCTCAGGCAGCAGCAGATAAAAATTTTGAAGCTGTTAGCGTTATTAAGCTTTTTCAAGAAGCATTTAAGAAATTAATTAATTTTAAATAAATTTATGAATGAAAAATTTTTGTTTTTAACATCGACTAGATTTTGGGCATTAATTATTGGAGCATTAAGTATCTACTTGAAAGCAAAAGGAATTTTAGGAGAATCCGAGATGTCTTTAATCGCAACAATAATGGGTGGTTTTATCGTAGTTAAAAGTGTAGATAAATTGGGAAAAAACATAGGATCAGAAAATAATGTTACTACCACTACTGAAGAAACAAGTGAAATCTTGACATCCAATTAAAAACTGTTTAGTATTAAATAAATAATCCATGGAACTTTGAAGGCGTGTTTAGCGCTAGTCTTTAAAGTCCTTCCATGGATAATAATAGTTCTAGCGATAACACGGCCTTTAAAGAGTCGTGTTTTCGTATGGCAAAATATCAAGGAGTTCCAGAAGAACTCGAATCAAAAATTGACGCTTGCGTCTCAAAGTTAGTGAAGAACGGTAAAGGCAAAGAAACTGCCGTGCTTTTTTGTAAAACATCAATTTTAAGTCAGAAGAAAAAGGAACCAGAAAAACCTTATGAAATTGTTGCGAGCAAAGAGACAGAAACTAGATGCGTGTATTTTTCATCTACTCCTGTGGAAAAAAATATAAACAGTTCCAAAGAAGGAAAGCTATTAAAAAATGTTGAAATATTTAAATCAGGAACATATAGAGGTATTCAATTTAAAAATTCAGGTTTAGATAAGATGGTAGCTAACTTCCATGTATTAAAAGATATGGGAATACTACCAAATGTTCCAGTCAGAGCAGATCATCCATCATTTTTTGGAGTAGGAGACATTATAGATAAAGTTGGTGGTTATGTAGCTGATTTACGGAGAGAGGGAAGTAAGCTAGTAGCGGATGTGAGGGTTACTTCACAAAAAATGTGGGATAAGATTCAAGAAGGAACTTATATCAATCGTAGTGCAGAAATTGGAACTTATGATGATAATGAAGGAAATATTTATTCACCTATCCTATATGGATTTGCTTGGGTGGATATTCCACAGGTAGAGGGCTTATCACCAAAGTTCTCTTATTCTAAAGATAATAAAAATTTTGAATTAATTAATCTTAACGCAATTATGAATATGGAAATAAAAAAAGAAGAGGAAAATTTTCCTCCAAAAGAAGAAGTTGTAGTTGAAACAAAAGAGGAAGAGACAAAAGAGGAAATCAAAGCTGATGAAGTAGTGGAAGAAAAGGTAGAAGAAAAAGTTGAGTTAACAAAGGAATTTTCAAAATCTTTTCCAAACGAATCAGCAGAATTAATTAAGTTGAGACAAGAGAGAGTTTCATTAATTTATGCTCAACGAACATTTTTTATTGAAGAAATGGAAAGAACTGGAAAAATTACACCAGCTCAAAAAGAAGCTGAATTGGATTTTGTTAAAGAACTGACTGATTCACAATTTAATAAATACAAGGTAGCGAAAGAAGTCGCTCCTGTAGTTGTTAAGTTAGACAAAGAAGTGGTTGAAACAACTGAAACAAATGAAAAGCAAGAAGAAGTGGTTGAAAAAACTCCAGAAGAAAAAGCTGATGAGTTTATTAAAGAAACTAATTAATTTTTAAGTTAAAATAATATGCGATCAATTACCCCAGCTAGTGGTTTAGTGGTAAAAGAATACCTCTATTCTACAGAAGGAACTCAATTTGATAGTTATACATTGGATGACGGTGCAGTAACTACAGTTGATAGTAACAGTAAAAAGTATCTAAATAAGGGAGTGGTGCTTGCGAGAATTACTTCTCCAGCAACTGCTTCAGGTTTGGTTGGACCATGGCTTGAAACAGCAACTGACGGACGACAATTAAGTTATAATATCGTTGGAATAAACGATACTTTCGCTGATTGTTCCGAAGGAGATGTTGAAGTTGGTGTGTTAGTTGTAGGAACAGTTAAAGAATCAGAACTGCTTATGGGTTCTGCTGATGGTGCTCTTCCTCCAACATATAAGGAATTGTTAAGAACGGCAACCTTGGATATTCTAGTTAAATAATTAATTTTTGATCTAACAATATGGAAAATTTAGATGTTTACGGTTTGGACCAAAAAACCATGACTGCCGTTGTTAATAAACTTGAAAACAAAGGTGGAAAGAAAATTGGTTTGGCTTATCTGCCATTTTATGACTCACCAACAGAGGAAACTCTTTGGGATGTTGTAAAAGCAGTAAGTCCATTAGCTGACTTTAGAGCAGTTGATGGTGAGGCAAAATTAGTTGGAAGACAAGCTTTCGACAGAATGTATGCTGATGTAGTTAGTTTGGCACAAAAGGAGCGTTTCAATGCTTCTGATTTGAGAAAAATTAGAGAAGCTGGAATGCTTCCAATCGTTGATGGTAAAACATCTTTGGTTTCTCAAATGGGTGCTCAAGCTAAGAAAAAGGTTAGAGATGCACTACAGAGATGTAAGGACGCTATTGATAACCGACTGGAATGGATGCAAGTTAATGCTCTTTTGGGAAAAATCACTTCTCCTTCAACTTCCAAGGTTAAGTTTGCATTTGACTATGGTATTACTCCTGGTCAATCTGGTGTAGTTCCTTCAGTTTTATGGAGCACTACAGCTACTTCAACTCCATTGGCAGACCTTTTAGACTGGCAACAAACAGTAGTTGAAAATACTGGAGTTCTTTTGGATACAGTTATTATGAGTCGAAAAGCTCTTACATATATCATGAAATCAACTCTCATGAAAGCAGAAATGCAATACACTGGTCCTATGATGTCTGTTACTAAGGCACAGCAAGTTATTGAAACTAATACAGGTTTGAAAATTGAGTTATATGATTCAACTTATACAAGTGCAGATGGTAGAACGGTTACTCGTTTCTTGCCTGCTAACACTGTTATTATGTTGGCTTCAGGACTTTCTGATGGTATTGGAGATACTGCTAGAGTTATGCACCCACTTAATGATTACAATCCTGGTTATTATTCTTGGACAACTGTTAAGAAGGATCCTTATGGAATCGAAGCTGGTGTCGGGCTTGACGCATTTCCTAGAATTAAGCATCCGGAAGCGTTATTTAACGCTATCGTATATTAATATATAGAGTCTAAGCTATTGTAGCTTTATGGATAGGGCATTAAATTGCCCTATCATAAAGTTGTAATTATTATGTCAACCACTTATTGTATCGACAGTGATGTTAATATTAAACTTTCCAATATAAAAGTGGCGAGTGGTATTGTTACAGAAACTTTTAGAGTAGGTGCGTTTAATCGGATAAATGCTAAATTAAGAAAACTTTATATAGTACCAGTAGTTTCAACAGATGATACAGATATAGGACTTTTAAAAGGAATTGAATCTAATATTGCTGCTGGAAGATTACTATTATCAGTGTCAACTATAAATGAATTGGAAAATGCTCATGCTTATGCACTAGAGCTTATAAAGCAGGGAGAGGGAGAGTTGAAAGAATTAGTAAGTGAAGATTTAGTTTTATCGGCAGAAGCAGAAAGGGACACAGATGATTCAGACGAGGCAGTAAATCCACCATTTATTTTAGGACACGCTCCAGATGCTAATTCTACATTTAATAGACCAATGTCAGGTATAGAGAATGATGCAATTGATGGTATCGTTGATTCAGGGGTGTATAATAGTTTATACGATAATAAAACTGTATGATAAATATTTCAATCTCAGGTATTCCGCAACTACAGTCTGGATTGGAAAAAATGAAAGCGATAAATAAGTTGGTAGCACAGTGGATGAAATCAGGAAGCCCAGATAAGATAATGCAGAAAAGTTTTATCATGAACTTTTTAAATCAAGGAAGACCGGATAAGTGGGATTATCTATCAGACGAAACAATTAGACAAAGAGATTTTGAAGGATATGGAGAGGGACCAATTTTACAGAGAAGCGGAAAGCTTATGAGTAAGATTACGGATATGGAAGGTGAGGTTATGGTTAGCTCAGTAGCATCATCGATGACATGGGGGATAAATCAATTAGACGGAGAAACAAAACGAAAGTTCGGACCAAATCAAATTGGAAAAGGGCGTTCAGGGCAAGACTTACCAGCCAGACCAATGATTGGATTTCAGACTCAAGATGGAAAAAAATTAGTAACTGATTTGCGAAATTGGATATTGAAAACATTATGAGAAATTATATTTTAATAAATATTAAGAACGGTTTATCAGCAACGATAGGACAATCGTCAACTGTTTATACCACAACGCTGGTAGAAGAATTGACAAATAGGATTCCTGAACAAGTAACCGTTAATTATTTCACCGGTATCGCAATTTCAAATGTTTCAAGTTTTGATAGAGAGATTGGTAAGAATTATCCAGTTAGGAAAAATTACAACTGTCTCATCGCAGTATTAGTAAAAAGTGCTGATTTCGATGGAGGACAAGATGAAGTAGATATTATTGTTAATAGGATTTCAAAATATTTCGCATTAGATTCAGGGAGTTTAAAGGGATCAACATTGACAAGAGATGGAGTGAAAGAAACTGTTTCTGATTATCTGATTACCAATATTCAATACGGAGAAGCAGGAGATTTGAAAGTTGGACAGTTAGGAAACGCATGTCTTATTAATTTGAGCATAATGGTAGATATAATTATTTAATTTAAAATTTTATGGCTTATAACGCAGCGGTTGGAAGTGTCGGAATAGCTATCCAACCAGTAAAGGGAACTTTTACCCAACCAACGGACTTTATGAAAGTTCAGGGGATTGAGTTAAATCCAGAGGGTGAAAAGATTATCCCTGATGTAGAAATTGGATCAGGAAGTGATATTACGGAAATTTATCAAGGTACTTATAAAATTTCTGGCTCAGTTGACACCTATATCAGACCTGAAGCAATCGGCGTGCTCTTTTATGGAGCTCTTGGAAAATATACAGCATCAGGAACACTAGGAAATGGAGCATACCTTCATAATTTTGTAGCTTCAGGTGTGTTGCCTTGGATTTCAGTTAAGAAAGTTATCTCTTCTGATGTTCAGGTATTTGATTATACTGACTGCAAAGTGGAAGGATTCCAAATTGATATTAACGCTTCTGAACCTGCTACCGCTAAGTTTGATATTGTTGGTATCTCTGACGCAGTTGGAACAGCTCCAGCTGAAAGTTATGAAACAGCTCCAATGCTTATCGCAACTCAAGCAACAGTTAATATCGGAGGTGTCTCAGTATCAGCCAAGAAAGCAACGATTAACTACAAGAATAACCTAGAAAACGGAGACTTCCGTGTTGGTTCTCGTTTCTTGGGAGATATTACAGAAAAACGAAGAGAGATTGACCTTTCAATGGACATTGTTTTGGATACAACATCAGAACTATACAGAAAATCTTTCTATGGATCTGCAACTGCTACTTCAGCAGGCTTCCCAGTCTATGCTGACCGAGTGGACATCATTATGACTAGTGCAACAAATATCGGAACTTCTGCATTGCCATTTAAGATGTTAATCACAATAAAGAACGCAGTCTTTATGGCAGCTCCAACACCAGCTAAGGGAGACGAACTAATTGTAATACCATTAGAACTCAAAGCAACAAAACTGGCAACTCAAAATATTTTTGAAATCCATGTTTGGAATGGAAAAGCAAGTTATTAATTTTAAATAGCTGGGGATAATCGTTGTTCATGGCGGTTATCCCCAGTACATGAACAATATGAGTAATGTGTACTTCGGGGTTAAGAAGACCGAAAAATTCTTCTTAGATGACAAGCAGTATATTGAGTTTAAAAAACTCAATGAAGGGGAACTAATCCAATATCAAGATTCCATTTCAGGAAAAGTGATTATGGATCAGGAAACAAGAAAAGGTGAAATTGAAACAAGAGTGGGAACAGACCGTTCAATTCTCTTGAAACTAGCGGTATGTGGGTATCTGATTTTCCTAGAAGACGGAACAGAACTTATGCAATTTGATAAGGCCAAGTGGGAGAACGAACTTTATCCTTCAATGGATGGAGATATGGCGGCTAATCTATACACAGCAATAAAGATTTTCAACGGATTTGAAGAGGCT